CAATAGCATACGAAACATCCGGTTTCTCCGTAGATGGAATCAAACGAGTGATACCCGTTTGCTGAACCACCGTTCCCATACGATTAACTGCTGTAGTATTTTGCTCCATATCACTTTAGAAAAAGGTTTATAGTAAGGCAACACCTACGCACTACTGGTCAAACTGCACATCATACATTCGCTTATAAAAAGCGTAAGTATGAAGATGGAAGTTCAAACCACGTTCAAAACACGCATTGAGAATATTAACACGAAATCGCTCAAATTTCTCTTCGCCATACTGGAACATAAAACGCAAGGCATCATTACAATTATCCTCGCACGCCAACTCTTCATCATCGCACTTACGAATCCAATTAATTAACTCATTTATAGTATCCATAGACATGAGACTATACCAACGACCATCTCGTTTCTCAAATCCACATTTAAGAAAAGTAAAATCAGTTATAGGGCCATATTTGACCATGGCATCAACTTTATTAGCTGCTGTATAAACCATACCGCGCTGGCGTAAATGCTCCTGCACAGTAAGTCCATTAAACTGTTCTTTGTAATCATCATGTACACTGTAGATGTTATCATCACCATAAATGGATTCACGAACATTCTTATGATACGTAGCCATATCGGTTTGAGTAAGCTCCAACCAAGCATGGCGTCCAGTAAAAGTATCAACCATAGTATTAAGGATTACTGTAATGGGCAAACCCGATGAAACTCCTTTAGCAGTGTAATAACGAATATTACCATACTGATGTTGACACTTACAATTCTCGTCCAAAAGAACGAGCCGTGCAACACACTGCTGTTTCACCATGGTCCAAAACTCCGTCTTTCGATTAAGCCAGGGCCTACTGCCATACAGAGAGCGAAAGTATTCCACACTGAAAGATTCATCAAGCGGCCAGCCCAGAATAACATACCAATCATTGATAAGCTGAACAACCTGTTCGACAATCTGTGGTGGTACCTCTCCATCCCAACCGGAAAAGTCTCCTGCAAAAATATTATCGCCCACCTCGTGCAATCGACGCACCATGCAGTCCCATTCGGGCCCCCACGGATCAATTCCCACTGCGGAGAAGCAATGCAATCTCTGTGTGTAAAAATGAGCTGAGAACGATAAGAAATACTTCCTAAAGACCACAGTATAGTCCAACGGACCCATAGTAAAGATCCGAGTCTTTCCCAAGGCCACCTTGGATAATGCTCTTCTTTCATCCTTAAGACTCGGAACCCAAACAGAATCCACACGGTGACCATGCTTAGCACAAATATCGCGCCACTCGATAGCATCGAGAACACGCTTGTCAATAACATTATCAACGCGATTATCAGAAGGATCACGTGAAAGGAAAAACTCCTTCCCCCGCTGGCCAACAGGCAACAACTTCCTCCATGGATACCCAGCAGAAGAAAAGGCATTTATAGCATCGAAATACTCCAAACGTCTTATACCACTAACTGCCTCGTGATTACTCAACACACGCGGTTCAATTGCACCTCCATACGCCAACTCCATTAGCATATCAAAGCGGATTTCATCCAAGAACTTCTTGTTCCAAGTTGTAGCCGGCTTCCCGTACTTCTCAACGTTCTTCGCAATGAGATTTGGAACTTCAATTTCTAATCGTGGATCTTTCTCATCCAACACCGCTGGTCCTGTAACAGGAGCAGTAATTGCTCCATGAAGAACCGACTCTCGAACTGCAGTCTTATCACTCTTCCGAAGATAATCTTTCACAACACGATGATCAT